ATGTGCTATATCCCAATCTTCTGTATCATTAACAGTTCCTATTCCAAAACTACTATCAGATTTTTCCCAGCTTTCAAGGGGATTACGCAACCCTCTAAAAGCTCCTTCAAAATTCATAACTCGTGTCTGTTCAAATTTCATCTTTTATTACCTTTACCCTTATATGATCAGATATTGATGTAGTAGTATTTTCAAGTGTATTAACTGTATAATTTGAAGTTCTCTAATTAGGAGTTTTCCAAGTCCAAGCAGGAGTAGTCGTATAAGTCCAATTATGATAAGCATCATTGCGTCCCTACCAATAGACTTCATTTAAAAGAGTTTCTAATTCTTCTTTAGTAAACTCTATTTTTCCATTATTATTTTTCTAAAATACTTTAACTATCATTTATTTACTCCAATATTACTATTATATCCATATGTATCAGCTTGATACAATGATATAAAATATTTTTCTTTTTCATTTAATTCATCCCGATTACATTCTAAAAGAATTTCAAAAGTAAAGTTCTATAGGCCATATTCTTGCATTGCTTTATAAAGTTTATTACCAGGCGGAGTATCAATTCCTAATCCCGCTTTGCAATGCTAATTCCATCTTTTATATATATCAACCGCTTGTCCAATATAACATTCTCCCGTTTGAGAATTTGTTATTTTATAAATTCCCATTTTTGTTTTATCTTTTAAAATGACAGGGAATTTAACTTTGGCAAGCGGTTGCCAGTATGTCTGCCATATTAACATAGATAAAATACGAGGTTTAGCTAATTCTAACTTAACCCTTTCTAATTTTTTTATATCAGAAAGCTAGATATTTGATGGAACTAATCTATAATCATCTATTTTATTTTTAATTTCTTTCTATCTTAAAATAGCCTAATATGCGGCCTTGCGTGTCTACTTTAATGTCTAAAGTGAAGCGGCGGCCGCCTAAACTTCCTGCTAAATCGAACTTAATTTCTATTCATATCTAGACTTTTGTTGATTACATTCTAGTTTAAAAAATTCTAACTATTGATCTATTGTTCTTCGTTTTAAATTTTCATATTCTTTTAATCGAGATTGAATTGCCTATTCTTCAAAATTATATTTCTAATTGAATTGTTGTTCTTTTTGCTATATCTTTTCTTCTATTGAAGTTAATCGATTTTCAGCTTCTATTATTTTAGTGGTATATCCTTGCTAAATAGATTCCTATTTATCTTGTAAATGAATTTCTTTTTTCCTTAATTCTATCTATCGAGAACGTAATGTATACCACCAATAACAAAAAAATCCAATTATAATAAGAATTATTAAAATTATACCGAATCCATTCATTACAAAAATACCTGGGTTAAAACATACTTAACCCAGGCAATTCCTTTCATCAAGCTTCGTAATCATAAGTTCTGCCATAGTCAGTAAATTCGATAAACTTGACAGCCTCGTGTCTTGTCTTTCCATCTTCAACCACTTCTACTTCACCTGGGACACGAACCATAAGAGGTTTTACTTCCTTAACCTTCTTACCATCTACCTCTTCACCTGTTTCTTCCTTATGATTAGTAAAAGCTGCTGTCAGAGTTGCATTAACACTCTTTGCGCTCAAATCCAATGCTGCTGCAATATCCTTTGCAGTAATATGTTCTGACTCATGCTCTTCTACATACTTCTTAATCATCAGTGCTTTCTCACTAAACTTACCCATTTTTAATTTCTCCTTTTTTAAATCATTTATCTTATTTATTATATTATATTAAAAATTTTATAAAAAGTCAAAAACATTTTAGTTCTTGCCTTATATACTCATCTAACTAGAACAATTCTTCTATGGAAAGTGAGTCTATAATATTTTCAATTTTAGAAGAAACATCTTCAAGATTATTGTCCTTATTTCGACTTTCCATTTCTAACCTAGCTACTTCTTTTGCAATTTCTTTTAATCTTTTCTTATTCATATATTTATTATACCAAAAAATTTTTAATAAGTCAATTTATTAATTCTAGGAAATCTTCTTCAGTAATAATTGGAATATTTAATTGTTTAGCTTTTAAATTTTTACTTGAAGTTGATTCAACGTCATTATTAATTAGATAATTGGTTTTTGAACTTACCGAATCAGTTACTTTTCCGCCCTCTTTTTCAATAGCAGATTTAATTTCATTTCGGTTTTTAAAAGTTTTTAATTTACCTGTAATTACAAATGTTTTACCTTCTAACTTTTTCGATACCGAAATAAAAACTACCGGCCGCATCTCTTTTATATATTTATCAAAAATAGAATCAGCTTCAGTGAAATCATAATTAAGTAAAGTTTGAATCATAACTTCACCAATTCCAGGTATTTCATATAATTCTTGACTATTGTTATTAACAGCTTCACGAAAAGTTTTATAATCTCCAAACTTTTTAGTCAACGCTTCAGAAGCTACTTTTCCAATTAATGGAATTCCAATAGCACAAATAAATTTAGAGGTAGGACTCTTTTTACTACTTTCTATTGCATTTAATATTTTATTAACTGAAACTGTTCCAAATCCTGGCTTATTTGCCCATTCTGTCTTATATTTTTCTAGTTTAAAAATATCTTCAATATTATTAAGCCATCCATAATTAATAAGTTTTTCAAGTGTAATTTTGGATAAACCTTTTATATCTAATCCCTTTTTACCACAAAAATGATCTAAACGATTAATTAATTTACCATTACAACTGGGGTTAATACAATATAGAACTTCACTATCATTATCTTTGCGGATTTTGACATCTCCACCACAATAAGGACAAGAAGTTGGGATTTTAATACCTGGTATCATTTTAGGATTATTTGTTTGAGCATGGCTTACTTGAGGAATAATTTCATTTGCTTTATAAATAAATACTCTTTGACCTGGAAAAGCTCCACCCATTAATTGAGTCATAACAGTAATATTATGTAAACTAGCTCTATTACAAGTAGAACCATCAATATCAATATCATTATAAATAAGGATAGGAGTTAATTGGCCTGTTCTACCCATAGTCCATTCAATATCTTTTACTTCAGTTTCATATTCTTTAATACCAGGTTTCCATGCAATTGCATCTCTAAAATGATGGGCAGTTGCTCCTAAAGATGCACCATACTCTAAATCATCATATTTAAAAACTACTCCATCACAAGGACAACCAATCTCTTTTGCTTGTCTTTGGCAATATGTGATAGCTTCTTCAATATCTTCGTTTTTTGTTACAATATGAAAAGGTACCGCTTTAAAATTAAAAAAACTGGCAGTTACAATTTTACTTGAATAAGTTTTAATATTATAATCATCAATAGAAATAATGTCCCACGCAATAAAAGAAAGTTTACGAGATTTAACTTCATTCATATCTAATAAAGCTAAAGCTCCTGCCGCAGCATTCCTTTGATTTTTAAAATGATTAGAATCAAAGTTATGTTTAAGAATAACTACTTCTCCATCAATAACAACATGACCACTTTTAGGAATGATTAGAGGGATATCTTGAATATAATGAGCATGTTCTGTAATATCTCCTCCTATATATCCATCTCCTCTAGTATTGGCACTAACCAATTCGCCATTTTCATAAACAAGACGAACAGAAAGTCCATCACATTTTATACTTGCAATAAGAACCTTATCTTTTTTAAAAGTTTTAATTTCTTCAATAGAATGAACTTTATCAAGACTTAACATAGGTTTATCGACAATATGAACTTTTTTAATACTATCTAATACAGGGGCGCCAACTGAAAGTTCACCCCCGTATTCTTCAACTAATTTATCATATTCAAAATCTGACATGATAGGAGAATCAGTATTATAATAAGCATTTTTTGCTTCTTCTATTTTATTTCTTAATTCTTCTTTATTCATTTACGTCTCCATCTGCATATACATTATTACCGCAACAAGGACATTTACAATAATAATATTCTTCGTTGTATTGAGAACCTCTACTATATTCATCTTTATTAGCTGTAAAAATACAATCACAATAGTCACATGAAAATCGTTTAACTTTCATAAGTTTATTTAAATTACCTTCTTTTATAATTTTCATAATCTAACTCCATTCTTTTCAACTCTTTTTTCAATAGTAGCTCTATGCGCGGTAATAATATCTTTTAATATTCCACTTTCAATAAGACTTTTTAAGTTTAAAGGAAAATATCCGAAAATATTTTGGGCTAAATTTAAATGGTAAGAATCTTTGTAAAATTCTCCGCTGTGGTCATGCCCATGAATATTTAGACAAACTGGCGTCCAAAATCCAAAAGTAATTTGCAATGGCTCATGAGATAAAACAATTTTTTCTGCAATCCAAAGAGGACCGGTATACACTTCTTCAAAATATTTTTCCATTTGGGTTGGGGCAGTATCATGATTTCCCATCAAAAGAACCTTATGACATTTTAATTTATCCATATACTCTGGATTTCCAACATCTCCTAAATGAATAAGAGTATCATTTTTATGACAACATTCATTCAAAAGATAGATTTGTTCTTGTTCAGAGATTTTGTATCCCATACATTCTCTATCATTATCATCAAAGTGTGTATCTGAAATAAGATACACACTTCCTTTTTCAGACCAATGCTGAAATGGTTTATACAATGTTTTAATCATCTCTTCTCCTTAAACAACAATAGCAGATTTAACTTGACTTCTTTCAATAATTTTAGTCCCACTACCTAATTTAGATTGAATTGAAATTTCTTTTACTGGAACACAAATTGAATTCGGTTTACCTGCTATTAAAATAGCATCTTCTTCTGAAGCTTTAAGTGCGGCCGCCACATAATCATCAGGGTCTAGCTTTAGTGCCATAACACCACGGCCGCCGCGGTTTTGAATAGTAAAATCAGATACAGACATTCTCTTACCTTTTCCTTCTTTTGTTATTAAAACGAATGAATCATCTTTAGAAGAAAAATTAATAACTCCCACTACTACATCATCTTCTTTTTTAGCAATACCTTTAACTCCACTGGTTAATCTACCAATAGCTTTAATATCATCGAAAGTAAATTTAATAGCATAACCTTGCTTTGTAATAAGAATAATTTTTTCATCATCATTCATAAAACGAACAACTGCTAATTCATCGCCTTCTTTTAATTTGATAGCTTGTATACCAGTAGTTTTCTTAGTGTTTACATATTCTTCAAATTTGGTCTTTTTAACAAGTCCATTTTTTGTAAAGAATACTACATAATCAGCAGGTTTATCTCCCTTTGCAGATGCTATTTCTTGAATATCTTCATTACTATCTAAGTTTAAAATAGTTTTTAAATTAACTCCCCTGGAAGCATTAGTTCCTTCTGGAATTTTATCTACATTTAAACGATACATTTTTCCAGCAGAAGTAAAAATCATAAGGGTATTAATTGTGTTTGTAGCCAACATCATCTTTGGAGATTCAAAAGCAGTTTTTACACCAACCCCACGCCGATGTTGTACTTTAAAATTTTTCTTAGGAATACGTTTTACTTCATTTAAATTATTAACAATAACAACAACGTCCTCGGGAATAATTTCAGCCTTTTCTTTTTCTTCTTTTGTTATTTCAATTTGAGTAAGTTCAGTTCTACGTTCATCCCCATATTTATTCACTAATCCTTGCAAACGAACTTTTAATATACCAATTTGTTCATCTCGATTATCTAAAATTTGATGAAACATAAAAATTTTATTATTTAAATCTTCTGCTTCTTTATTTAATTCTACTTTTTCCAATTTTGCAAGAGAAGATAATCTCATTGCGAGAATCGCTTTAGCTTGGTTTTCTGTAAAATTATACTTAGCTATAAGATTGGTTTTAGCAGCGGCCGCACTTTCAGATGCTTTAATTAAAGCAATAATATTATCAATATCTTCAAGTGCTTTTAATAATCCATTTACAATTTCTAATCTATCTTTTGCTTTTGTTAAATCAAAATTACATTCTTTAACAATACACTCAAGATTGTGATCGACATAAATCTTAATTGCATCTTTAAGATTTAATTCAGTAGGAGTTTTATCTATTAATGCAACTTGGTTATAACTAAATGAAGACTGAAAATTAGTTTTATTATATAATTTTGCAACAATAGCAGAAGGGTCTATTCCTCTTTCACAAGTTACAACAATTCTAATTTTCTTAGAACTTTCATCATGTATGTCAGAAATACCTTCTATATCTTTATCTTCACATGCTTTACCTACTTGAGCAATTAATCCTTCTATTGTTTCACCATAAGGTATTTCATAAAAAATGATTTTATTCCCTTCAATATTATATCTTGCTCTAATTTTTACTGTCCCATGTCCAGTTTCCATAATCTTAGGAATATCATTTTTATTAATTATTAATCCACCAGTCGGAAAATCAGGGCCATCCAACATAGGAGTAAGACCATCCAAATAATCTGTAATCGCTTTTGCGACATCATTAAGATTGTGAGGTGCCCAATTGCATGCCATGGCAACCCCAATACCAGTGTTAGGATTACAGAGTAGATTAGGAAAGGCAGAAGGGAGAGTAACAGGCTCTTCAAGAGTCTCATCATAGTTAGGTATAAAATCTACATTATTCTTTTTAATTCCATTTAACATTCCTTCTTCCGCTATTTTACTAAGGCGGGCTTCGGTATAACGAGCAGCAGCTGGACCATCTCCTGCAATATTTCCATTATTTCCATGCCAATCAATTAGAGGGTATCTCATTACCCAAGGCTGAGAAAGCCGTACCATTGCTCCATAGATACTGGAATCGCCGTGAGGATGGTACTTTCCCATTACATCGCCAACGATTCTTGCGGCCTTCACATGAGGTTTGGACGAGAACCTTTTCTCCTCAAAGGCAGACCAAAGAATACGCTTAGCGACTGGTTTAAGACCTGATTTAGCATCTGGAATTGCACGATCGGTATTGACAGCAACCGCATATTCTATAAAATTTGTACTTAATTCTTTTGTTAAATCATTTTGCATTTTTAAAATTCCTTTATATTATAATATCCTTTATTTTTATTTTCTGGTTTTGTAAAAAAAGTAATCCAAATTCCTGGAGCATCTCCTCGTTCTAATCCTCTTTTACCAGTAGCACATATATCTATACCAATTAATAATTGATTATTTATATAAATTGGAAAATTTTCTGCTTCTTCCAATCCATTTAAAGAATTTAATAAATCTTGTAAAACCATTATAACAACTCCTCAAATTCTATTCTATAACATGGACATTCTTTTTCATCTAAATGTATACCATAAGGAAGAAGAGAAAATTTTGTTAAATCTTTATGGTATTTACTATCTTTAAAAGTAAAATTTTTAAAAGAAGATAATCTCATTTTATTTATATAAACACCTAATGTAGAAGAAAGGGGAACCAATGTATATAAAGCTCTATTGGCTAAAGTTTTTCCCCATTCTCGTTCAAAATAAGGATAATCCATTTCTTCTAAAAAAGGAATAAAAGTATTAGGTTCTGTTACATCTATTAGGTTATAAATTTCTTGTTTAGTATATTTTGTATACCATTTATTATGTCTTGTTTGAAAGTATTTAAAATATAATGTCAATTTTTCATCAGTTACTTTAATCTCATTCTACATTTTCAAATACCTCTTTTATAATTCTATCTGCAAGTTCTTCTGCTGTACCAGGAGATAGTGCCCAATTTTGATACTTTCTATAACAACTTACACAATATTTATCTCCATATTGTTCATAATCATTATGCTTACAATTATCACAATAAGAATAAGATAATTCGGTAGTTAAAATATTTATAATTTTTTCTTTATTATTTTGCATTATTTAATTTCTCTTTCTTTATATTTCTAATTTAAATTTATTTATATTACATTTAGGAATATCTTTGTAATGTTTATTATAAGGATTAGAATCGTCATAAATTAATTTGTTATTTTGAAGTTTACACCTATACTCAATATCGTCGATAGTACCTGTTTCATAAACAGCTATTATGGTATGTTTACAATCTAAACAAGTACAAGCTAATTGAAATAATCCACAATTTATTTCATCAATATCCTAAGGTAATGTACTTTTTCTTTTTAAACAATAATCTTCATAATAAGGTGAATAAGTATAATAATGATATATGCAAGGCATATTCATGCAATTATTCTGCATTATAAGTAGCCTCCTTACTATGCTCCTTTATAAAAGCTTTTCTCGGTTCAATTTTAGTTCCCATCAAATCTTCAAAAAGGTTATCCGTTTCATCTATATCTTCAATAGTAATTTGTTTAATAATCCTATTGGCAGGGTCAGTAAGAGTTTCTTCAATTTGCTCTACATCCATTTCTCCTAAACCCTTCATGCGGTTCACTTGATAATTTCCAGTATGAGTTTTTCTATACTGCTCAAGTTCTTCGTCATTTTTAAGATATTTATAACCTTTATTTCCTGCTAACGTAATTTTATAAAGAGGAGGCACTCCAGCATAAATATATCCATCATAAATCAAATCTGGACAAAAGTTCCATATAAAGGTATAAAATAGATTCTTAATATGAGCGCCATCTACGTCAGCATCACTCATGATGATAATTTTACCATAACGTAAGTCATCTTCATCATAAGTTACTTTCATTGTTTTAGTATCAATTTTCAATCCAAATGCGTCAATCATAGTCATAATTTCAGCATTTTTTTGAATTTTATCTAATGTAGCTTTCTGCGTATTAAGAATTTTACCTCTAACGGGCATTACAGCCTGAAACTCATTATTTCTAGCTGTTTTTAAACCACCTGCCGCACTATTACCTTCTACAATATATATCTCACATTTACTGCGGTCTTTGCTATAGCAATCAGCTAGCTTACTATCAAACTTAAGAGCCTTCTCTTTTTTCTTACCTTGCTCTCTAGCTTTTTCTCTAGCCTTTTTTGCGGCTTCCCTAGCCTTTTTAGCATTAATAGCTTTATCCGCAATTAACTTAACTTCTCTTTCATTATTGTTTAACCAATAACTTAAATTTTCAGCAAGAGCGGTATTAAAAGGTTTCATATCAATTTTAGTAATACGACTCTTTACCTGCGCATCATATGAAACATTTGGAGCGGTAATATTAAAAATAATATACATTCCTTCTTGAATATCATCACCGCTTAAATTTTCATCTGTAGCCTTTAACCATTTCTTTTCTTTAAAAAATTTATTAAATTCTCTAGTAATAAGAGTTTTAACTTGAGTAATATGAGGACCACTCTCAGTAAGACCAGTATTAACATATGGAATAATAGTTGAAGAGTAGTTAGATGTATAAGTAAGAACCATATCCATCTTATTTTTACCTTCAGCATAGTTCATATCAAACCTAGAATCAATCAGTTCTTTATCACCGACCGCCGCGTCTACCAAATCATGTAATCCTCTTGTAGATACATAATCATATATTTTACCATTTTCGTCAAGATGTATAGTTAATCCAGGACACAGACATACTATTGTTTTAAATAAATCATGTACTTTTTTACTTTCCACTCCAGTATGAGTAAAAAACTCTTCTGAAGGTTGCCAACTCACATATGTTCCATTAGGTTCTTTACTTTTCTTTATTGTATCATGTCTTGTATGTAATTTACCCTCTAAGAAAAATAAAGATTCAGTTTCTCCGTCTCTCCAAGTTTGAACTTCCATTTTATGACTTAAAAAATTAGTAATTTTAGAACCAATACCAAAAGAACCAAGGGATGTTCCTTCATATGTACCATCTTCTCTATATTTACCAGAAGTATTAAGAACACTAAAAGCAGCTTCAAGAATTGTTTTGCCATCTTCTCTGAAGCTGTTTGGAATAAATCCTTGCCCATAATCTCTTACTGTTATACGATTATTAGTATCATCTATTATTACATCAATTTTATTTCCATGTCCAAGTCTATATTCATCAACTGCATTAGAAATAATTTCAACTAACAATTGAGTTGAATATGTAGTATCTCCTGCATAAACTCCAGGACGAAGTCTAGTAAATTCAAGTGGAGATAATGATTCAATTGAATTTTCATTATATAAAGTTTTATCTATCATATATCTTCTCCTCTTTCTGAAGCAAGAATTTTATTTAAATAAGAAATTAAAAGACTTTTCACTTCTTCTCTTGTTTTTTCATTAGAATGACTTATATTTTTTGGAAGTAGAAGACAATCTATATTTTTATCTTTAAAAAAAGATTTTAATGCAATATATATATCTTGAAGTGTCGAAGAATCTGAGATAGGAAATCCTTCTTCATCTACATCATAATAAAAAATCATATATTTATCTGTCATATCAAAACTCCTTTTTATTTTATAAATAAATTATATCATAATTTTTAAAAATTTGCAAATTTTTATCCTTTCTTCATATGCGCTAAAAAATCTTGCGTTATTTTAGCTCTTGGTCCTGTGTGATATTGATTTGACAACTATGAAAAATTTTCATATAATATAAAAAAGGAAATAAGTCAGAGAGGTTCCACGTATTCGTTTAATATATATAAAGACAAAAAAATAGGAGGTAGTATTTATACTACCTCCATTTCTTATTTATTATCCTACTGTAGGATTTGTAATTCTTTTTAATAAATCACTTGTGTAATTAGAGCCTCTACTTAAAATAACTCCAGTAATTAAGGTTCCAATGATTGGATGAACTTCCATTCCTAGTAAAGCAAAAGCATCTCCATGGAAAGCAAAAGCTACTAAAACACCTAAAATCATTGAAATTAACTGTATAATACCTTTCTTTTTCTCTCCTGTTTCAAAAGCCTATACAACAGTTTTTCCATATTCAATTAAGGCTTCAATTAAAACTGCAAGTGCGATAAGAACTCCGAATTCCATATCTTTTTTCCTCCTTATTTACCCATTTTAAAATCATTTTTTTCTAAATGTTCTTGATAATCATTCTTAATATATTCAATTGTTGCTT